TCATTTTGACTTACAGCTATAGCTTCATTTAAACTCTGTAACTTTTTATCATATTCAAGTCTATTTTGTTCATTTTCTTTTAGTTTATTTTCTTGTACCCTCTGGTTATCACTACCTTTGGTCTCCAAAGTCTTTAAGTATTTTGCTTCAGTTTCATACTTGGTCTTTATTAACTCTGCTTGGTGCCTCACCTCCGTCAATTTTTTTTGTAAATCACTTTGTTGAGAACGCAATATTAAATCCATAAGACCAAAAACTCTAATATCAAGTATCTCTTCAACAACTTCTCTTCTATATCTTGGCTTCATTTTCATAAACGGCTCGTATGATGATGAACCTAGTAATACAACTTGAATAAATGACCTGTAATTAAGTTTCATTATATTTTGTTCTAGGTACTTTTGATAATCTATATTGTTGGCGTCTTGATTAATTAACTTGCCATCACAAAATATCTCAAATAAATTTGGTTTAATACCTCTTCTTACAATATAACTTTTTGTACCTACATCAAACTCAACTTCAACAATACAATCACCATTATTAATAGTGTTGACCATTTGTTCTTTCTTAATAATTCTAAATGGTTTATTAAATAGAACAAAGCATAATGCGTCTAATAGTGTTGACTTACCACTACCATTTGTGCCTACAATTAATGTAGTTTGCGACATATCTAAAGCAATTTCTATTGGTTGATTACCAGTAGATAAAAAGTTTTTATATGAAATTCTTTTAAATAATATCACTCACCAGCCTCCATGTAAAGTTCTTTTGCAAATGCTTTTAGTTTTTGTTTGTCTATTTTAACATCTATTTGGTCAATATAGTTGCCTAAAAATGTAAGTGTATCTTCACCTTGTTCTAGTAAATTTTCTGGTACTGAAGCTCCAATATCCGTAGGGTCTTCTATTACATCAATAGCATGTAAATTAATATGATTATATAATCTATCCATTAGTCTTTCATACATATCTGTATCAGTTTTATTTGATATATAAAGTTTTATAAATGACTTATCATATGGTGTAATATCAAACTCATCATAGTTTGTTTCTTTATCATTGTAAACTATTTTCTTGAATATAGTATTGGTGTTTTCAACTCTTGATAGTTCTCTTGTTTCTGTATCAAATATATGAAAACCTTTAGGACATTTGTAATCTGACCATGTCATTTCGTATTGTGTACCAAGATAATAAATGTGACCATCATCTGACTTTTTGTGAAAGTGACCAGACATTACTTTTTCAAATCTTTTAAATATAGATTTTTCTGTGCCGTGGTCATTCATATGGCCATTGTGCATTTCAAAACCTTTTATTTCTAAATGTCCCATAGCTATGGTTGATTGTGTATTTTCTATTGTTCTAATAGTTTCAGCTTCGTTATCATCACAAATCCATGGTATAAAAAGTATAGGTAGATTATCAAAAGTTACCGTTGTAGCATGTGTATATACTTTGGCGTCCTTGCTAATATCAAGGTTTTGCATTGCGTTTACTTCATTTGTATTCTTGTAATAGGTGTCGTGATTACCAATAATAATATGTGTATCAATACCTAGTTCATCTAATCTATTCCAAAACACACTCTTAAAGTTGTGTGCCGTATTATGATTAATAAACTTTCTTCTATCTACCACATCACCAAGATGTATCAAGGTCTTAATATTGTTTTGTTGCAAATAAGGAAAAAACAAATCATTATAAAATTTATTTTGATATTCAATAAATGCTGGTGAATCGTTACGACAACCAAAATGGGTATCGTTTAACAAAGCTATTTTCATTACTTCTTTTTTTTCTTTTTAACTGTTTTCTTTTTTACTGGTTCCTCGGTGGGCATATTCTTTTTAAGAAACTCTGTAAACTGATTTTTGAATTCTCTGTCTTCTCCAGGCTGTAAGGCCATATCATCATAATTGGACTCTTGTATCATTCTTTGTTTAATAGTAGTCTGCTTTTTTTCTTTCTGTATTCTTCTTATAAAAGCATAATAAATTATTTGTGTGAAATATGCAAAAGGATTATTAGTTTTTTCTGGATTAAAATTATCTAAATATTGTAAACAGTTTTCTATACCATCACTAATCATATCATCTCTAAATGTATAATTAATAAAATTAGGTCTGTATGATAAATGATTTGCTATTTTTAAAAAACAGCCACCGATATAATCTGGTACTCTTGGTTTATCTTGTTTTTGTTTTTGTGCTTTGTTAACAGACTTTTTATATTCAACCATAGCGGCGAAAAAGTCTTTGTTGTTAACATAGTGTTCTGATTTCTTTTTTGTTTGTGCCATAATATCCTCACTATATAATATTTTAACTAAATTGTCAATGCTCAATCCACGGTTGACAATAATTTTTTTATGCGTATAATAACGGTGTCCGTTTGCATAAAGATACCTTTAATGTATTGTAGGTTCCTCTTCATCATCATCTAATTCTCTAAAGATTTCATTTAACTTTTTATTTTCATCAGCGGTAAACTCTTTTTTATGGTAAGTTTCGTCTTTTTTAGGCTTATCAAGTTTATCATAGTTTTTAACAATTTCTCCATAACTATTTGACATTTCAAGGGAAGCGTTGGTGATTGTCATAATTTTATCTTTAGGTATAGTAACAATTTTATCATTAGTGTAATTAGTCCAACGAATCATAGCTATGTAATCTCTAAACCCCATAGGTGTCATTTGAGGAACATATTTAATTTGTAATGGTTTGTCTAGTCTAATTAAAGGACCGTTGTCTGGCAATTGTCTTTCACCAGTAGGCATGACGGTAACAATATCGTCACCATTAATTAACTTAATTATTTTAACTTGTGGTTTCTGCATTGTTTAACTCTATGTTATGTATTTCATAATCAAAATCTTCTTCGCTGTATATATTTATCCTTTCTCTAAAATGTGCTAGAGTGTAGTTTTCTTTTTCGTTATAGGTTAAATCATCAGCTATATCGTATAGTGTCGCATGACTATTATTATCTTTTAATCTTAAACCACGACCAATACTTTGTAAGTTTCTTATGCGAGATTTAGAAGGACTAGAAAAAATAATGTTATGCAAGTTCCGTATATTAATGCCTGTGCTGAAAGTCCCATAGGACGCAACAATAATAGCGTTGTCAGCTTTCTCTGTAATTTCTCTAATCTTTTCTCTTTCGTCTGCGTCAACTCCTCCGTGAACATAAAATACCTTCTTATCTGTTGCCTTTTCTTTTATTGATTCATATAAATCTTTACCATGTTTTTCTACAAACTGAAACAAACATAGTGTATTACCTTGTAAACCAGCCGCCAAGTTTCTTATATATTTATTTCTTTTATCTGATTGTACAATATAATCCATTTCTTCTTGATAAGTAAAACCACTTGCGTGTTTGCACTCTATCGCACCATGTTTTAATATTAAACAATAGATTTTTAAATCAGCAAGTTGTTTCTTTTCTTGTAGTTCAGTTGTTGATACTACTTTATTTACAGCACCAAACAATCCTTCTAATACTAGTTTATGAGTTTTACTACCATCTAAAGTACCTGTCATACCAATCTTATATGGGCACTTTTCTAGTTTAGTCAATATCTTTGTCAACGAAACTGCCTTAAATAAATGTGCCTCATCACCTATAATCATACCAACATCTTTAAACCATTTTTTTGGCAAATTATAGATTGATTGCCATGTAGAAATAATTACAGGTTTTGTTGTTTCTTTACCATGGCCTTGATAAATTCTATGTACATTTCTTTCAGGTGACCAACCATAATCTTTGAAGTCTTTAAATAATTGTTCTACCAAAGATGTGGTTGGTACTATTATTAATATCTTCTTTTTTTGTTCTTTTAGCCGAAGAATGTTAAACCTAACAAGAAGATAAGTAATAAGAGATTTTCCGCTAGCTGTGGGTGAAAGTAATAAACACCTATTTTTTTTAGTTGCATATGTAAATGCCTCCTTTTGATAATCTCTAACTGTAAATGGTATCTTTAATGCTTTAATAAATGCGTCAACCTTACTATCATCAACTTTAGTATCTTGTATTTTAGTACCGTTAACAACATGGACACCATTGTCTTCACACCATTTTAATATGTATGGATATAGACCAACATAAATTTGGCCAGTTTGATATGAAAATAATCTAATCTTTCCGTCCCATACACGATTTCTAAATTGAGGCATAAACTTAAAACCAGGCACCTCAAAGGTAAAAAACTGACCAAGTTCTCTTCTTATATCTTCGTCAGCTTCAATCTTTAAATAGACATCATCTTTTTTATCTATGATTAAGTATCTTGTATTTGTCATTATAAAATCCAAGTCATTAAAGAATATCTATCTCCTTTAATTACTTCTTTTACCTCATGTGAATACATAAAATTACTAGGAAAAACCACACCTGAACCTTTTGTTTGTTTAGGTATATATTCACCATCACAAAATACAATCTCGCCACCCTCTTCAGCAGTTTGTAAAAATAATAATGCTGTTACATGTGGGTAACCATATTGTTGTCCGTGTGAATGATGTATGTTATCAATATGATTTTTCATAAAACCACCTTTTGTATAATGATTCATTCTAAATGGTGTAAAACTTTGTGGTATTATTTTAGTATGTGTTTTGATATAATCATCAACCATACTTCTAAATCCTGTTTTCAATTCTTCGTAAAACTTATCTTGTTTATTAATCCAATACTCTTTCATATCAACTCTTT